TGCTACTGGCGGTCTGGATGTAAGCCGAGCCATTACCTGTGGGAGTTCCGGCGTACTGAACATCGATATACTGGAGGCCGTTCTCGACTCCAACACCTACGACAACGGGGGTAATGCCAGTCGCAGTAATGCCACCTATTTGCCAACCAGTCGGGAAATGTCCGACTGACGCTCCCTGCATCGTTGAGTTCTGGACGTAGTTCGTGCTCGTCGCGTTTGCCGCATACCCCGCGCTCGACCGGGAGAACGACGCGCCGGGGAGGGCGGTGAAGGAGGCGTAAGAGGTACCATTCTCCGAATACGTACCATTTAAAAAATTCAATGCCACCGTCGGGGGCGGATTGCCCCCCGCCAGCACCACCACCTTTTGCCCGCCCGGCATGGCAGCAGCCGGTTGTCCAAGCGCCAGCAGTGCCGCCGAAGCCAATAATGCAAAACGCTTGGACATGGGTTACTGCACCGAGCTGAGGGTGAAGGTGGCGTCGGAGGTGCCAGCAAACGTCGGGGTGCCGATCACCTGGGCGACCGCGTAGATGGTGTTGCCCGGGTTGGCCAGGGCGAACGCCTGCGGAGTGGCTTGGTTGGCTTGGCACTGGACGATGGTGCCGCTGTTCAGGGTGGTGCAGTTGGACAGGGATAGGACGCCAATGAGTTTGGCAGTGTCGGTGCTGGTGAGGGCCAGCGCGGCGTGGTCGGTGGTGCCGCCGCCAGTTGGGGATGAGGAAAACAACAGCAGGTTGACCGAGCCCGAGAAGCTGCCGCTGTTGAAGGTCACTTCGGCGTTGGTAATCGTGCCCCAGGCTCCCAGCCGGAAGGACTGAATGCCGCCGAGGACATTGCCGCTGGCGTAGGCGCTGGTGGAAATGGTGGGGGTCGATTGGGCAGTGTTGTAGAGGCTGCTGGTGCATTCGCCAACGGCCGGACAGCCGGTGGCCGATTGGGCGCGCGCCTCCCCGCCCAGCAGCGGGAGCGCCAGGGAGCACGCGGCAGCAAGAGCGAGGAGGTGCTTACGCATCAGGCGGGGCCTTTCGTGGTGTTGCCTTCGAGCGGCGGCTTGGCTTCGGTGACGCGGACGCCGGTGGGGTTGTGGGCGGGCTCGGGGCGCTCCCACTCCTTCGCGGGCGCATTGGCCAAATCGGCCAGCTGCTTACCCTTGAGTTCGACCGCCGGGGGACCGGAGACGACGCGGATGCCTGCGGCCTTCGCCGGGGCACGCTGTTCCACCGGCCGCAGTTCGTGGCGGGGCTGGTGGAATTGGGGCTCGTCCTTGGCGTTGCGGACGTGCTTGCCGGTCTTCTCGTCCAGCACCGGCAACTCGGCGCTGAACCAGCGTTCCAGGGCCTCTTCGGCCTCCTTGTTCAGGGGCCGCATGTTGTGATTGGGCTCGCCATCGTATTCGATGATGCTGCCCTTGCCGACCACTTCCGGCTCGAAGAAGTGGTCGGCCAACAGTTCGTACTTGGGAATGTTGGCCGACATAGGGGGCTCCGGTTAGCTGTTCGGGGTGGTGTAGTTGGCCGGATAGGTCCAGTACTGGTTGCGGTCCTGCTTCGCCGACAGATAGGCGAAGACGGCGCCGGCGGTGAAGGCGTTGGCCACCGTGTAGTTCAGGGCCAGATAGCGGCCGGGCTTCTGGAGGACGCCGTTGGTGTCGTTGAGGGCTTGGTTGAGGGGCACCTCGTAGCGGAAGATCGGCGCGCCGACGATCAGGTCGGTGACCGCGTAGACCGGCGAGAACAGCAGGTTGTTGTAGGTGCCGTTGCTGGTGGCGCAGGTCTGGAACGCGATCTGGAGGGTGCCCGCGTTGCTGGTGGCGAAAGCCTGGGTGACGTGGACGTTGATCTCCAGGACGTCATCCGCGCCCAGGTCCCGCGCCACCACCAAGTCGATGACATTGGTGGACTGGCGGGTGGCGGTGATGGCGGCGCCGGTCGGGGGTCCGCCGGTGGTGGAGAGGGTGCCGTCGAGGATCAGTTGGGAGTCGATCATAGCTGGTTCCTTGTTGCTGGGGCTGCTGCCGGATCAGACCACGCGGGACTCGGTGGTCAGCAGCGCATCGACCACCCGGATCGGGATGCCACGGTAGGTGAGGATCGGGTGGCCGTCCCACTCCTCCATCTTCAGCAGCACGTTGGTCTTGTTCTGGGCCTGCTTGTCCAGCGCGGCGTAGACGGTCCGGTTCATGTAGAAGGCCGAACGGGCCATCGTGACCGAGCCGGTCTTGTCGTCCGAGGACTGGACGGGCGCCACACCGGCCGGCATCACCGGCGGCTTCATCGTCATCGTCTGGAGGATGTTGATGAGGTTCGCCGCGTTGGTGGTGCCGAAGAGGCTGACGTCCAGGTTGGCCGCGCGCACGCAGTAGCGCCAGTCGTGGATGGCGAGGCCGATGTTGAACTGGAGCCAGTCGCGCCAGCCCATGAACTCCAGGCCGTTGGAGTCGGAGCAGGGCAGCAGGCCCAGGTCCTTGTGCTGCATCCCGGCCACCATCCCCTGCGGGAAGATGGTGTGGATTTGCTTCGGCCCCCAGCCGACCAGCCAGATGGAGCTGTTGGTCGAGCCGGTGCCGCCGCCGTCGATGACGTTGCTGGCGATGGCGGAGTTGGCCGGGTTGACGGTGTTGTAGATGTTGGCGAAGCCGTTGAAGGCGGTCGGATCGGTGGACTTGTTGCCGTAGAAGAGGTCGCTGGCGATCTTCTGCGACATGCCTTCCATGTGGAGGGCCAGCTCCTGGGCACGCAGCTCGTTGCGGTTGCCGCCCAGCTCGACCAGCGAGTTGTCGATCACCGACCAGTCGGCGTATTCCGAGCAGGTGACGACCTGCTTGGTGGCCTGGGCGGTGGTGCGCTGGACGCCGCTGTTGTAGGAGCGGCGGCTGGGGGTCGGCAGGCCGACGACCTGGGTGAACTGGAACGCGTTGCCGTTGGTGCACTCGGCAGCCAGCGAGTCCTCCATGACCGCATTGTACTGCGACATGAGGTTGACGAGGGTGGAGAGCTTGCCGTTCTCGGTACGAGCGGCCCACTCGGAGTACGGGAACAGGCCCGGGGTTTGGACAGCCATGTTGATGGTTCCTTAAATGGTGGATGGTGGATCAGGAGTCGCCGTAGATCGACTGGCCCAAGGACTGCCGGCCGCCTTTGCGTTGGCCGGGATTGGGGGTCGGATTGCCGGGCGGGGTGGGATCACCCTCCAGCAACGCGTCGGTGAGGTTGAGCACCAGACGCACGAAGGCGGGGTGGTTACCCAGCCCGGTGCTGTCGAAGGCAGCTCGATCCTCGGGGGTGGAAAACTCCTCCATCACGCGGCCGAGACGAGTGCAGGTCTGGTCCCACCGGTCCTGCGCGAACGCGGGCATCGCCATCACTTCGTCACGCCAGCCGGTCGTGATGTTGGTCCACTCTTGTTGGAGGCGCTGGCCAGCGGCCTGGGTCGCCTCAACATATAGGCCCTGGAGGTCCTTCGCGAGAGCCGGGTCCAGGTTGTTCTTGAGGGCCAGCTCGCGGAAGCGGCCCAGCATGGTGTCGTCGGCGGTAAAGCCGTCGGGAAGGTCGAAGGTGTAGTCGGCCACGGTGCGGGCGGCCGGATCGGCGGGCGGTTGGTCGCCAGCAGCCGGGGGATCACCGGCCTTGGGCTCCGCGGCCGGATCGGTGGCGGGTGCGGCTGGGGGTTCCGCAGCCGCAGCGGGCGCGGGGGCAGGCGTGGCAGCGGGCTCCGAGGCCGGCGGGGTGCTGGCAGCCGGGGCCGGGGCCGGGGCGGTAGCAGCCGGGTCCGCTCCGTAGATGCTTTCGCCGGCACTAGCCGGCGTCGTGGTGGTCGTCATTGTCGTCTTGCTCCAGTTCGACGCCGGTGTTCTCCTGCGTCATCATCATGTACTCGCGGGGGGTGTAGCGCTGGACTTGGCCGAGGAGGCGGAGACCAGCTTGCCGCAAGCCTTCTTGCCGCCCGAAGGCGGCAGGATCGTTGTGGTTGTTGTCGTGGAAGCAACCACAGGCGGCCAGTTGGAGCCATGTCCAGCGGCGGCCGTGGATGGTGGACATGATGGCGCGGATGGTCAGCTCGGCTCCGGCCCGATCGGCCTTGGCCTGCTGGCGCATCGCCCGTTGTTGTTTCTCGGAGACGGCGCTGGTCATTGGCCAACCGGGCCTCCGGTCAGGGCCGTCAAGGCGTTGTGGCCGGTCAGGTCGGCCTTGGCGAGGGTGGCGGCACCTTGGGCCGCGGCCGCGCCGGTGTTGAGGGCGGCCTCGGCTTGTTGGGCCTGGGCACGCTGCTGGCGGATGGCCTGCATCTGCTGGAGGGCAGTGAGGACGTGGGGGTCCACATTGAGCAGGTTGCCGTAAATGCGGATGGCTTGATCGACGTCGATGTTGTCCATGACATCGGGCTTGATGGCGGCGAGGTTGCCAGCCAGGGAGAGCAGACGCTCGATGGCCCCGGTGCTGGCTTGGCGCTGTTGCTCGGCCAGCATCGAGACGTATTGGACATTGATGGCGCGGCCCTGGAGGGAGGGCGGCGGGGGCGGCAGCAGGCCCCGGCGGGCCATGATGGCGAAGGTGCGGCTGATAATGGGGTCCAGCACTTCATTCTCGAAGCGCTCGATGACGGGGCCGATTTGGATGATCCGCTCGCCCAAGCGGGCGTCGATCTCGGTGGCTGTCCGCACCGTGTCCAGCTGCGAGATCATCATGAAGAGGTCAACAAACAGGCAGGACTCCACCCGCCCTTGGACTTCCTTGATGTCCTCGACAAATTCCTGGATGCGCGGCTCAACCTGGAAGGCCGGCTTGAAACCGTTGTTGGGGTCGGTGGTGAAGGTGACGCCGCCCGGGAGGATGTCCATGGGCTCGTTCTTCATGGACACCGAGCCAACCATGGGCGGCCGCACCATCTTGTCGATGGCTTCGGCCTTCCGGCGCTGTTCGATTTGGAGCTGGCGGACGGCCGGCAGGGCGTCCATGCCGGGGCTGCGGCCATAGGGGTCGTTGCTGGTGACGGACCAGCGGCCCCCGAAGAAAGGCTTTTCGCGGTAGCCGCGGATGCGGAGGCACTTTTGGGGGTTGCCTTGTTCCCAATACACTTCGCGGTACTTGAAGATGGCGGGCACGGCCATGCCGACAGGGGAGCCGCCTTCCACCACCGGCCCATTAGGCTCGATCATGTGGCAGATGACAACTTCGCGGTCCTTGCCGCCGTTGGTCTGGTAGGCCCGCTGGACGTCGGTGGAGCAGTTTTCCAGGCCGAACTCGCGGACGGTCTGGTCGACGGTGTAGGTGTACTCGCGGGCAGCGGCGGACACCCGGCCGTAGTTGTCGCAGGCGAAGAAGAACTCGCCAATGGCGGGCTGGACGAAGTTGATGACGTTGTCGGGGTCCTCGAACTCGTACATGAGGGCCGAGCCGAAGACGCCAAGGTCCCAGTAGTATTCGCCGAGGGTGGTGTAGAAGTTGGATTCGGCAAAGACCCGGAGCATGCGGGCAGTGCATTCGGCCAGCCACGCGGCCTCGGGGCCTTCGGTGAGGTTTTCCATGCCGTGGATGGCCAGCCGCATCCAGGGCTTGGTCGGGCTGGTGAGGCCGCCGAGGAGGCCGGATGCCAGCTTACGGGCAGCCAAAAGGCCAGTCTCATCCACGATGGACTGGTTCATAGGGGAGCCGCGGTTCCACTGGTTGGCGGTGACGAACCAGCGGTAACGGCGAGGGTTGAACATTTCGGCCAGCAGGGACCAGTGCGCCCACCAGGACCAGCGGTAGGACCGCATGGACTCCAAGCGTTCGGCGCAGCCTTTGGCGGTGGACTGCTGGAGGCGGGGGGAAAGGCGAACGGCCATGTGTTAGCCTCCCAGAACCGTTTTGCCGTAGCCGGTCGAGCCGCCCTGGGTGCCCGCGTTGAAGGTGCCGCCGAGGATGCTGCTGGGGGACAGGGTGGCCATGGAGGTGCCTCCGGGTTTGAAGGCGGTGCCGAGGGTGGGTGGTGATGGCGGGGCGGGCGGCTGGGGCAGCTTGGGCTTCATGGTGAGGCCCAGGATGGTGCCTCCGATGCTGGTGGCGGCAGCGGTGCCTCCAAGGATGGACCCGAGGGAACTGGCACCAGCGGCACTGCCGGTGGCAGCACCAGCCATGCTGGCTCCGAGAGCGGCGCTGAGGGAGGCGGCCGAGGCGGCGCCGGCAGCCGTGGCACTCCCGGCGAGGCCACCAGCTGCGCCAGCTGCGGCACCCGCGGTGGCTCCGGCTCCGAGGCCGGCTCCGGCAGCACCAGTGGCCCCGGCTACGCTGCTGGCACCCAGGGCACCCGCAATCATCGGGGGAATGGCGGGGAGGAAGGCCATTAGTGGTAGCTCCGATCGTGCGGTTGCTGGCGGGGGCGGAACTCGTCCAGGGCGGAGTCGGCCAGGGGGTCGTAGTCGCGGCGGATGCTGCGGACGGGCTGGCGGCGCAGGTTGCCAACAGGGAGGGCGAAGGTGAGTGCGAGGGCATCGGCCCAATCCGGCGAGGGGCGGCCCAGCCGGCGCATGTCTTCCTTCTTCATCAGCTGGTATTGCTGGAGGTTGTTGAAGCTGTATTCGATGGAAATGAGCTGGTTTTTCAGCTCGGGGTCGGACTCGATGGTTCCGCCTTCGCGCAGCCAGTCGCGCAGGAGGAGGTAGATTTCGGCCCGCTTGTTGGAGACGAGGACGCCACCGGGCTTGGTGTCGGCCTTGGCGCCGAAGTTGATGCCAATGGCGGGGTGCCCGAGCAGGCGGACGAAGTCGACGACACCACCGCCGACGCCACCTTCGTCAATGAAGACGGCATCGGGGTTGTAGGTGGCGATGAGGCTGGCGATCCGGTGGCCGGACTCGGGGACGGTCAGGCCGCGCCAGCGCTGGCAGGGCACCTCGCGGGCATCCTTGCCCCGGCGGAAGACGGCCACGTTCTCGTTGTTGCCGAAGCGGGCGATGTCGACGCCGAGGATGAGGGGTTCGTGGAAGAGGGTGATGGGCTGGCGACGCTGGGCGATGTCGATGGTTTCGACGGGGATGAGCTGGGTGAAGCTGCTGGCCGGGAACTCGCCCAGGACGAACACGCGGATGTAGTCGTCGTCCTCGCCCTTGGCGGCAACCAGGGCCTCGACTTCGCGCTGGTCAACCAGGGTGGACTCGCGCTGGCTGACGGTGTCGGTGTTCCAGGCCCAGGCGTCTTCGTTGAAGCACTGGTAGAAGCGGCCGGTGTTGCGGGTGGGGTTGCCGGTGCAGAGCCAGAAGACCTGGGTGTTGGCCTCGCGGGTCATGCCGTCCACGCGGGACCAGATGACGTCGGGGATGCCGCTGGCTTCGTCGAAGATGGTGCCGATGCGGTTGCCCTGGTTGTGGAGGCCCGAGAAGGCGTCGGGGTTGTCCTCAGACCACGCCACGGCTTCCATCCGCCAAGTCCGCTCGAACTTGGGGTCGGTGGAGACCACCGATTTGGCCGACATCTTGAAGAAGTCCTTGGCCAGGAACATGGAATGCCACTTGGCGATCTCGCGCCAAGTACTGATCTTGAGCTGGTTCTCGGTGTTGGCCGTGATGCGGAGGAAGGCGTTGGGACGGGTGGAGTAGAACCACCAAGCCACCATGCCGATCAGGCCGGTCTTGCCGACGTTGTTGCCGGACTTGATGGCGTGACGCCAGATGACGGCGGGGTTGCCGGCTCCGGTTTCGCCGAGGAAGGCGGCTTGCATACGGAGCAGCTGGCGGGTCTGCCACTTGGATGGGCCATCGAAGCGTTCCAGTGGGGTGCCAGGTTGGCCCCAGGGGAACATGGTCATGACGAAGTCGTAGGGGCGGTTCTCCAGCGAGGCCAGCAAGTCGATGAGGACCAGCTTTTCTTGGGTGGCCACGTCAGACGTCGATGACATCGGGGCCTCCCTGGGCTAGTTGCTGGGCACGCTTGCGGGCTTCATCCAGGCGGGAGCCGAAGTCGGTGTTGACGTTGACCTGGACGGACTTGGTGACCGGGGCATGGCCGGTACGATCGGCCAGGACCTTGATGCCTTCGAGGAGTTGGCCCGGGGTGAACTTCTCGGGTTGTTCGTCGAGCTGGCGCTGGAGTTCCTGGAGCATGTCCAAGGAGAGGCCACTGGCGGCGGCTACGAAGTCGGACCATTGCTCGCCGGCCTTGTCGCTGTAGTAGGCCAGCAGCTCCTGGAAGGCCGGGTCGGACTTGAGGATGCTGACGCGGCTGACGGAATAGTTGCACATCAGGGCGGCCCGGGACTCGTCGATCCCCATGGCCAGCATCTGGGCCAGCCGGTGGTGGCTGTGGCGGATGGCCTTGAGGGTGGGGGCCTGGGTGCCTAAGGGCTGGCCGCTGGCGAGGTGGTCGCTGGCGATGGCAAGGTGTTCGGCGGTCAGGGGGCCGCTGTCGGTGACCAGGGCGGACTCGTCCAGCTTGGGCTTGCCGCGGGTGCCGGCCAGGGCCAGCAGCGGGTTGGCATCGACAGTGTCGAAGATGGCGGCGGCCTCGGCCGGTGTCAGCTCCGGCAACCCGGAGGGCTCGATGGTATCGGTCATCGGGGCGGGTCCTGGTTGTCGGGTGCTGGCACCGGCCTTGTGCGCGGAGCCAACGCCACGAGGGCTAATGTATAATGAGTGGGACGGATGGCGAACGGCGGGGAGGGTTAAGGAGGAATGGTCAAGTAACTAGAGAGCCGGGGACGGGGGCTCGTTGGCCTGGACAAGTGGAAGTATGTACGATCACCGCGAGGATGCTGGTATTTTGGATGCCGGCCCGCCGGTTGGCCTCGGTACATACCGATCTGAGATTAGGCTGGTGTAGCAGCGGGAATATGCGGCGCGCGGGCGGGGGGTATCGGCGGCCCTGGGGTGGCAGGGGGTGGGGCTTGGTGGCGGCTGCTGGTGGTTGCTGGTGGCTGGTGGTGGCTGGCGGTTGGGTGGTGGGCGGCTGGCGCGGCCAGCTGGATTTCCCGCAGTCGGTGGATTTCCCATAACACTAGCCTCTGTGGTGCATTTGGGGCCAGCTGGCGGGGGTTGGTAGGGCTACGTGCGCCACAGGGCGCCAGCAAGCTGTTGAAATTGTTGGGGAATTGGGGACAACAGCGGCCAACCAGCAACCAGCAGGCCAGCAGCAGGCCAGCAGCGGCAACCAGCATGGCGCAAGGTATGTGGCGGGTGGCCTGGGGCGCAAAGGGTGCGAGCTGCAACGGGCATCTGCTATCGCGCAAGGTAATTCAGCACCCCCCCTCCGCTCCTAAAAACGTGATTTGACTATTTTTTTTTTTATGATCTCAGGAGAAAAAGAGGGGTCCCCACGGCTCAGGCATGATTGCGTCAAATTACCTTGCGCGATTGCAAATGCCACTCGACCCCTTTACTATTTGCCCGGCCCGACCAGGGCGCGAATACTTGGAGCCAACAAGCAAATGACCAGCAACCGACGCACCGGCCGCCCGCGTGTTGTGAATAGCAACATGGCGCAAATGAGGGATTTGGCGGATAGGGTGTTGCAGCACCAGCGGCCATTGAAGAAAGACTTTCTGGTGGTGAATGAGGGAAGTCTAGAGCGGTGTCGGCAGCATTGTCGAAGCTTGCAGGGGATATTTAGTGCAATGCGGGCGCAAGATCGACAGCGGGAGCAGACGTTGCTAGCTGCCCGTGGGTCGGTATTGATTGCCCGGAGCAAGTACGATGATCTTGCGTGTTACTATCGAACATTGCCGGATGATAGTGGATATGAGTTGGTGTTTGATTTGGCGGGTGGATTGGTAGGCGCAAATGATTTTGTGTTTGCGGATACTGGTGAGGCTGTCCCGGAGTTGAATAAATCCAACGCAAGGGCGGAAGCAATTGACGCGCAAATCAAGCGGGATGCTAGGTCGGTGGTGCTGGATGATTATTGGTGGCTAGCTGACCATTGGGGTGGGATGGATGAATTGTTTATTGGCATGGTGGCGGCCGCTTGCGCGCTTCAACACGCGCGGGAATGGTTTGAGGCCACATTCGAGCCAGCGGCCCGCGCACGCATGGGACAGCCGGGAACAGAGGCCAGCAGCGAGCCAGCAGCCACCGAGCCAGCAACCGACGACGTGGCCGGGTTCGACTATGACAGCCTGGGCGAGCTGTAGCCGGTGGCCGGTGGTGGCCAACTTTTTTGCGCTGGTGGTGGCTCAGGGGGCTTGATTGTGCGGTGCAGCAAGATATATGGTGTGAACACACCAGCGAACGAACGGGCCACCGAGCCCTAGGAGCTAGAACCATGAACACCACCAAACAGGTCCAGGACGTGTACGCCACTCTCGCCACCACGCGCCCCGGCTTCCCGCCGAACGAAACGCATCCGTTCGTTGTCTATCTGCGGTACACCGACGGGACGCATTCGCAGCCCACAAACTGCCGTGATCTCCGGGATTGCCTAATCTACGGCAACGGCATGTTGGCCGCCTTGTGTGCCCTCGGTGCGCAGTATGAGACGGTCAACGTCGTGTTTGACCCCCGCTTTGACCACTGAGCCACCAGCCTAGGAGCAACCGGCCATGTCCCGCAAGTATTACAGTCTGCTAGTCCGCGAAAGCGCAACCGACGCATGGGAGCTGCATTTCGGCGACTACAACCGCGCCACTGTGGAGCAGGAACAATCAGACTGGCTCGATAGCGACGGGTTTCGCCTCACGCCACCGGCCCGCAAGAGCACCCACACCAAAATCATTACCAGCGGCGACACGCAAGCCAGCATCATGGCCGCTATCGAAACCGCGAACGGCTATCGTTGACCCCAACTCACCAGCTGGTGCGCTGGCTGGTGTATTGGAGCCAACCCAAAGGAGGAATGCGCCATGTCCTACGCCAGCGACCTACAAGCCTACACCGAGCAATATCAAGCTTGGACAATGCCGCTGCGCTACAAAGCGGCCCTTGTCCGCACTACCCGCAATCAACATGGAGTGTGCTATCGGTTCACCGATGGTTCAGCCTTGTTCGTCCCCAAGGGTGTTAGCCAAGGCTATACCCGCCCCCGTTGACCCTCAACCCGGTGGCTGGTACGCTGGCTACCGTATTGAGCGCCAACGCCAACAAAGGAGCCACGCGCCATGAACCATTCCGAGCACACTGATAAGGAGCTAGAGCGCTTGCAGCGTATGGCTACCGCTTGCGCCACCATCGAGGGCAAAGTGTATTCGGTCATCAACCTAAACACGGTTGGTCGCCGCTTGCTGGTGGTGCGCGAGCACAATCCGGCTTGGGAAGCCGAACCCCGCCGCGTGCTCTACATTGCGCGCCCCTGACCACCACCCATCGAGCAACCAGCCACCGGAGCTAACGCCATGAGCTACCACACCTATTCCGTCGAATACACTGACACCTTCGGTGGCGAGGCCAACTATTCATGGGTCCGCCGCGCCACCGTCCAAATGCCCGAACTGACCCACTACGGCTATGACGGCGGAACCAACTATGCGCGCGCCAACAAGCGCTTTGAGCGCTAACTAATGCGCCGCGCCAAGGCTGCCGTGCGTCTAACTGGCGTTCGCG